ATATTTTGTACAAGATGCTTACTATATAACAACTTACGTATGTTATAATAGGAAACAGAGAGGTTTACACATGGAAAAGAACACGATAATAAAGAAAGTAAAAGCCAAGGAATCCAGAAATGGCAAATACAGGGACTATAAAGCTGAATCAAATCATGAACAACAGTATTATCTTGAGTTGACTAAGAAATCACCAGCATTCAAGGCATGTAGCCCAAGACAACGATTCTTTGTAATCAACTATGTATTGTGTGGAGGGAATGCAAGCAAAGCAATGGTGTTGTCTGGTACTACATCAAGATACTATGCACAGACAGCCGCAAAATGGATGAAGGAAGATCGCATACAGAACGCAATACATGAATTCTGGGAAATAGTATTTGGTGATAAGATCAACAAGATAGAAAGAAATCTTATAGATGCACTATACAGAAGAGCTTTCACAAACAGATGGGACTATTTCAACAAGGATGGCTCATTGAAAGAAGGAATCAAATTCCCTCACGATCTAGGAGAAGATCATGTTATCATAGATGGTATAGAGAAGAAGTATTATGGAAAAGATGCTGATGTAGAAGTGGTGGTATATAAACTTGCAGACAGAGATACAGCTTTCAGACAACTGCAATCCATGCTTGGCCTTGATAACAAGAATATCAATCTGAGAAGTAATAGGCAGGATAAATCAACTGGTGTGCTTGTTACACCGGGTATCATTGAAGCAGATGATTGGGAAAAGATGAACGAATAAATAATCCAATATGTTATAATAACTTATAAAGTAAGAAGGAGAGAAAAAACAAATGGCAGAGACAGAAAAAATCAGATTCTTGGGATACAATCTTGACCATGAAAAGGTTGATGTAACCATAAGCGGTATCTATGAAAGAGTAAGTACAGATATTGAAATCACGTTATCAACAACTGATATACTGAGATACAATCATATATTTGTTGACAAGAAATACAACTTGCATGAGCCTATACAAGTGAAGAAGATCAGATTATCGTTGATCACTGAAGGCATCTTCCATGATATGACAATCATCATGCAGGGTACAGCATATGTGATGAATGCAAATGGTGATACAGTTGACACATTGAGATCAAAGCGTGATTCTGTATAAATATACAACCTAAGGGAGAAAAAGTTTTATATTTCCCTTAGAGAATTTATACAGATGTTTGTGATTGTATATCAACATACAAAACATATACAATAAATATACAGGAAAAGGAAAGAAAAACAAGATGAAAACAACCATAAAAGCACCAGTAATCCACATGCCGATAGAATTGCACTATTGTGATTTCTACACATTCAAGGATTATTTTGAGAAACAGACAGGCAATCCATTTGACATGGCTCAATGCGATGGAGCGGTCAGTACATTCATAAAAGGCAGGAATGTAAAAATTGTCGTATGGATAGAAGATGATGGTGATCATGACTGGGTGCCGATCATGCTGATTGCTCATGAGAGTTTTCATATTGTATGTAAACTGCGAAGGGAGATGTATGCACTTGATGAAGATGATGATCTTATTATAGGAGCACAAAGCGAAGAAGATTGGGCATACATCTATGGTGAGATTGTAGGCAAGATATCAACAACAATAGATAAATGGATGAGACATGCAAAAAAGGAAATCAATGCTACCACAGAAGATTGAACCAAGAAATATCATCTGGAAACCTCAACCCGGTGCTCAAGTACAAGTCTTGAGCTGTCCTGTTTTTGAAGTGTTGATAGAAGGGAACAGGGGTGGCGGTAAATCAGATGTATTGCTTATGGATTTTGCACAGCATGTAGGCAAAGGTTGGGGAGAATCTTGGACTGGGATCATATTCAGAGAAACATTTCCAAATTTGCAAGATATCATAGCTAAATCACAAAGATGGTTCAGACAGATATTCCCAGATGCTATATACAACAGGGGGGAACATACATGGTATTTCAAGACTGGTGAAAAACTGTTGTTCAGACATGCAAGAGTGGTTGACGATTACTGGTCATATCATGGACATGAATATCCATGGATTGCTTGGGAAGAGCTGACAAACTGGGAAACATCAGACTTATACACCATGATGATGAGCGTATGCAGATGTTCAAATCCAGAAGTAACCATCAGAAGATACATCTCTACATGCAATCCTTGGGGAAGAGGCCATAACTGGGTAAAGAACCGATTCATTGACCAAGCGCCAGCAGGGAAGATCATCAGAGAGATTATCACTAAAGAATACCTTGTAGAACTGGGTGTACCAGCAAAAGAAGATATGATTACAGAAAGAGTGTATATACATAGTAGCAGGGAGCAGAACAAGGCTCTGATGCAGGCTGATCCAAAGTATGCACTGAATATTGCACAGAACAGTAATCCCACAATCAGAAAGGCTTGGCTTGAAGGTGACTGGGATATATTGGCTGGAGGGATGTTTGATGATCTTTGGGACAAGAAGGTTCATGTATTGAAACCATTTGATATTCCTAAGTCTTGGAAAGTATACAGAGCGTTTGACTGGGGTTTGTCTGCTCCGTTTGCTGTTGGCTGGTGGGCAATATCAGATGGTACTGCGGCAATCTATGATGGCAAGCCACATTATTTCCCAAGAGGAACCATGTTTCAGATTGATGAATGGTATGGCTGGAACGGACAACCGAATAAAGGTTTGAGATTGACCAATGTGCAACTGGGAAGAGGTATCAGAAAAAGAGAAAAGGAATTCAAGAAGAAATACGATGTAGACAAGGTATACAAAGGTCCTGCTGATGCAAGTATATTTGGCAATGAATCAGATGGCGAGGATATAGCAAGCAAGATCAGCAAAGCTTTTTATGACAAGCAATCCATCATGCAACCTATTTTTGTACCTTCAAACAAGGCAAGTGGTACACGTATCATAGGATGGCAGTTGATCAGAGATAGACTTGAAGCGGCATTGAATGGAGAGAGAGAAACTCCACATATGTATGTGTTCAATACTTGTGAACAATTCATCAGAACAATCAGAATACTTGCAAGAGATGAGAAAAATCCAGATGATGCAGAATCAGATGGTGAAGATCACATTGCAGATATGACCAGATACATGGTATTGTTCTCAACTACAAAGGCGGAACAGAGAAGGTATACATTAGGGTGAACAAAACAATCTTTTTAATAGCAAGCATGTAGTATAATAGATACAAACAAGAGAGGATTAATACTATGGGAGTAGACAAGACACATCCGTTATATGATAAATATGTAAAGACATGGTTGAAATGTGGAGATGCCTATGAAGGGCAAGAAGCCATAAAATCAAAACGTGATTTATATCTGCCTAGATTATCTGGACACATGGTTGATTATGAACATCAAGTGACAGCAGATCAGAGAAGCAGAGGATGGATGGCATCAGAAACTGAATATGCCATGTACCTGCAAAGAGCTGTATACTATAATTACATCAAGAAGATTGCAAATGGACTCAATGAGCAGATTTTTAGAAAAGACGTAAAGATAGAAGCTCCAGATGCAATGCAGGATATCATAGATAATTTCACGTATGATGGTAAATCACTTAGAACAGCAATCAAAGAATCAAACAGAAGAATACTACTGAAATACAGGGATGCACTAGTCCTTGATTTTCCAAAGAATGATGCAGAAGAACCATTGTCACAGCAACAGGCAGAAGAGAGAAACATCAGACCTTATGCTGTATACTATAGTGCAGAGAAGATCATCAACTGGAAATATGAAGTAGTGAACAACAAATCACAGCTTACAAAAGTGGTGATAGAAGAAACGGTTGAAGAACAAGATGAAGATGATGAATTCAATATCAAAGATGTTACTCAATACAGAGTGCTTGATTTCGGCGATGATGAAGGCACTGGCAGAAAATACAGAGTAAGGGTTATCAGACAAACAGATGATGCAGAACCAGAGCTTGTTGAAGAAATGTATCCAAAGATCAGAGGTGAATATCTTGATTATATTCCTTGTTTTTTCTTAACGCAAAAAGGAATTTCTGGTGATCTTGATTATCCTATGCTCAATGATGCAGTTGATATCAATATAGCACATTACATCAACAGTGCTGATTATGAGAATGCAATAAACATCACAGGTTCCCCAACACCAGTTATCATTGGATATGGGAATGAGGATGATGATGAAGAGGTTGCACTGGGAAGCAGAGCTTTACTGTTGTATGGACAGAATGCACAAGCTTATTACATGGAATACAAAGGAGAAGGACCGGGAGCTATTGCAAAGGCGATGGATAAGAAGGTTGATGCCTTGAGCGTAATAGCCAGTCGTATGTTGCAGAATGACCCAAAAGGCGTAGAATCAGCAGAGACAGCAGAGATACACAGGAGTGCAGAACAAGGCACATTATCTTCAATGGCTATGTCTCTTAGTGAAGCATATGAAGTGATTCTGATGATCATCGCTGATTGGCTGGGCATACAGAATGCTGATATCACAGTTATGTTCAACACTGATTATTCGATAAAGAACATTGATCCTCAATTATTTGCAAATTTGTCTAATGCTAGACAGGCTGGACTTATCAGTCACTACATTTATTTCCATAATCTTCTGAAGGGTGAGATGGTACCAGATGATTGGACTATTGAAGAGGAAGCAGAGGCAAGGGCACAGGATATGATTGCACAATCTGCCTTGACAACAGGTTTTGAAGAAGATGATGAAGAGATAGACGAAGAAGAACAAGAAGAAGACGAATAATGACATTATCAAAATTTATATATAAAAAGTATCTTGAGATACATCCCAAGAACGCAAAAGAGCTGTATAGATTCTATGATGAAATGAAAAGACAATGCAACAGTAAATCTTCCTATAAATCCTATCAAAGGGATTGTAGGAGGGTTTTTGCAAGTCAACAGAACAAAGAAGAAACATTCGTTGATTCCATTGATGGTGAAATATCAAGAACAATGTATGAAGATGGGCAGATAGAATCGGTTATCAGAGCAAGCAGGATGATCACTACTGTTGATGAGATGGCTGAATTTTGCAAGATAAATAAGGAAGATTTCTTCCCACCAAAGATTGTTACAAACAGATGGGGGATAGCAGAGAATCCAAACTGGCAATTTAAGGTGTTCTGGGTTCCCAAGTATGATTCTACAAAAGAACTGAAACCAAGAGAAGCAAAAAAGATATTTGAGAACATCGTCAATGATTTTGTAGTATTAAAAAATAAAAAAAATATTCCTGTAAATGAAGAGGGAAGAGTTGTCGAGATGAACATCCCAGATTTGCACTTTGGGCAATTGTCTTGGGGTGATGAAATAGGGATGCCAGATACAGGGAATTATGATCTGAACATAGCAAGAGACGAATTCTTGAAAGCGATTGAATTTTATTGTAGTTACTATGCAGATAAAAAAGTAAAGAAATTTATATTTCCAATAGGAAGTGATCTATTCAACCAGAATACAGAAGCTGGCACAATCAATGGTACTCCACAAGATGAAGATTCAAGACCAAAGAAAACATTTGAAGTGGTGTTGCAAACTATGCTGATTGTCATAGACAAGTTGTCAGATATTGCTCCTGTTGATATTGTATTTATTCCCGGTAATCATGACTCTGATATAGCATTCTACCTTGATTGTGCATTGAAGATGAGATACATGGACAATCCATTGATTAATGTAGATATCACTCCAAATGACAGAAAATATATACAAATCGGGAACACGTTGCTTACCTTGACACACGGCAAGACAAAAGGGAAAGCTATTGCTCTTGAAAATTATCCTTCTATTGTAGCAGATGAAGCAAGAGAATTATGGAGCAAATGCAAATACAAAGAAGTGCACATAGGACATTTGCATCATAAGAAAACAATCAATACAACACTTGAAGATGAGTTCAGAGGGGTGATTGTTCGTGTATTGAGTTCTCTTGCACAGATCGATTACTGGCATCATTCATCTGGATATAGGGGAACAAGACAAGCAGAAGCGTTTGAATATGATGAAAAAAAGGGTCTATGTAGTATAATCATATATAGGCCAGATGAATAAAAAAGGTAAACAACCATGACTGTAAATGATAAATTGAGAAACACTACAATACAACATGCTCATTTTATAGAGCAGTACAAGAATCATGAGATAAAGAAGGTTCTTGCATTGCTCAACAAGTCAGACAATTCATTAAAAGACCAACTGAAGAAGTACAAAGGTAGAACGGATACTATCACCTCAAAAAGATTAAAGCTGATGAAACAAGATATCAAGGATATTGTAGGAGAATCAAAACAGGTATTAAGTACAAAAATTGATGATCTTGCAGTAAATTTTGGGAATCTGGAAAGCAAATGGTTGGGTGATATCATACATGATGCAGTTCCAGATGAAGTACCCATCTCTTTTATCCAACCAGCACCAACACAGATATTAGCCGCAGTTAAAGCAACACCTTTCAATAACACAACATTGCAAGACATGATCACTACATGGAGTACATCAAAAATAAAGCTCTTTACAAACGCCACACAGCAAGCTTTTATCCAAGGGCAAGGTATTGATGATGTTGTACGTATATTGTTTGGTACACGAGCATTACAATACACTGACGGGCTTGTAGATGGCACACGAAGACAGATTAGAACACAAGTAAGAACAGCAATGAATCATTTTTCAAGTACAGCAAGAGATTTGACATACAAGCAGAATTCTGATCTTATCAAGGGCGTACAGTGGGTTGCTACGCTTGATGGAAGAACAACATTGCAATGTATAAATCTTGATGGAAAAGTGGATTATGAAGATGGATCAAGAAGAGAACTGAATGGATTACGTCCGCCAGCTCATTACAACTGCCGTTCCACTACAGTACCTGTAATCAAGTCATTGAAAGAATTAGGGTTATCAGACAAGGAATTTTCGTCTTCAACAAGAGCTTCGATGAATGGACAAGTACCAGAGACAAAAAGATACAAGGATTGGTTCAAGGATCAACCTGCTACATTCCAGCAACAAGTACTTGGCAAGAAACGTTATGATCTGTATAAGAAAGGTGAATTCACGTTTGATAAATTTGTTGAGAATGGTCAAGAGCTTACAATACAACAATTAGATATGCTAAATAAAAAACCCGCATTTGTAAGGGATTACAATAGTGATATTGCGTTGATGATTAGCGATAAACGTTATGACGCTATGCGTGATATTGTTGATAAATGTGAAGATCAGAATTTGGTAGATATTTGGAATAAACACGAAAAAGATATTAAGATAGGGAATTCAACATTAAAGAGGGGCGGATATTATGTTCCTTCTAATCGACAGATTTATTTTAATGTAATTGAAGATGCTAAGGGTTCTCGATCATCGGCACCTTATCAAACGTTTTTCCATGAATCTGGACATGCTATTGATTATCGTATTGGGTTTGAACAATTTGACGAAAGAAAAGCATATTCCGCATTGTATAAAGATGGGATATTTGGTCAAACAATTACTGATGAAGTTGAAGATATTATAAAAAGTTATGTTGATGAAGCAAAAGATCGTATAAAAAACAAAGATTATGAGTGGTTGTATAAACAAAGAGTAATAGATGCGGATACTTTTTTAGATTATTATAATAATGGTGTTATACCAAAAAATGTCAAATATACAAAATCATTTGCATATCAAAGGCTTGAAAATGAAATTAAGGATTTGGATTTATTGACCCGTAGAAATATCAGTGATATAGTAGAAGGAGCAACAAAAGGGAAAGTAAAAGGGGGATTTGGTCATGGCGTAACATATTGGCAAAAAGATAAAGATAATTTGGCAATAGAAGCTTTTGCAGAAATTATTGATAGTATTATGACAAACGAGGAATGTTTGAAGCCAATAAAAAAATATTTGCCGAAAACATTTAAAATATTTAATGAAATGATAAGTGAGGTATTATAAATGAAAGATATGAGTAAATTACTTAATGATTATGTAGATATGTTTGGAGATAATTTCCCTATATTTATGTGCATGGGAATGAACGATCAAGAAATAATTGATTTAATAGAAACAAGCATTAAAAATGGAGAACCATATACCATAGAAATGGAAGATGATGCGTTGTATTGATTGGACTTAAAACTTAATTAAAAAATAACAGGTGTGTAGTATAATACAAATATAGAGAGAAAGGAGAATTTAGATGGAAGCATTCTTGAATAAATTGAAGGAGCTTCTCAAGGAAGTGGAAGGCGTTGATATCAATGCTATTGAAACGGAATTGAAGAGCCTTGTGGGCACTGAAGATGAGAAACAAAAGTTGATTGCCAAGAACAAAGAACTGATTGGTGAGAAACGTTCTTTACAAGAAAAAGTAAAGAATCTTGAAGAGCAAGTAAACGGATTTGATACAGAGGAGCTTGAAAGACTGAAACAGTTTGAAGCTGATACACTTGCAAAGGGTGACAACAAAGTCAACATCGAAGATATCAAATCAAAGGTTGAACTGAAGTGGAAGAACCAACTTTCTGCAAAAGAGAAAGAGCTTGAAGATGCAAAGAATCATCTGACTACAGTAAACAGCAAATTGGAAGATATGCTGGTTGAGCAGGAGCTTGAAAAACAGTTTACTACTGGAAAGAAAGTGATTGATGCACATAGACCGATGTTAAAAGTTTTCTTTAAGAGCAAAGTAAAAGTTGAAACAGATGGAGATGATCGTGTTGTCTACATTAGAGATAATGGGCAGGAATTGCCTATAGCAGATTATTTTGAATTCTGGAAAGGTACAGCAGATGCAAAGACCTATCTGGAAGCTGATGTAAACACTGGTGGTGGAGCATCTGGTAGCAAGAATGGA